CACCAAAGCCAAACTGATAAATTAGAAACAGGTTTCCGTTCTTGGTCAACTACTAAAGAAGATACAGGAGCAGGTCAAGGACAACCAGGTAGTCAAACAAGTAGCATACAAGAAGCAGGCGAGTAATGAATGAGTTAAAAGAAATAAACGACCAACTTAAGAGTTTGTCTATAAATGTAGAAATGATTAGCCAAGCTATTACAGGCTCGAAGCTAAATAGAAACGGCATCCTTCAAAGATTAGAATTAATTGAAGAAACTTTAGAAGATACCGAAAAAAGTGTTCAAGAGGTAAGGGATTATAATACTGGGATTAATTGGGCAGTTAGAATAGGTGCTTTTATATTAACGATAACAGGTATAACTTTTATTAAAGACTACTTATGGCACAAATAAGCGAAGATGGTTTAAAACTATTAGTTGAGTTTGAAGGCTTAAAGTTAGACGCTTATCAGTGTTCTGCTTTGGTTTGGACTATTGGAATTGGTTCTACTAAATATGCTAACGGAAACCCTGTAAAGAAAGGCGACAAAATAACGAAAGAGGAGGCTTATAAGCTATTCCTTGACACTTCCGATACTTACACTGCTTGTATTAAGAGATATGTTATTAGACCGCTTAAACAGAACGAATTTGATGCTTTATTTTGCCTTTGTTATAATATTGGATGTGGAGCATTTGCAAAGTCATCTTTAGTTAAATTTATAAATGGCGGACAAACTATTGAAAAAATAAGAATAGGCTTCTTGATGTGGATTAAAGTTGGTGGAGTGGTTAGTAAAGGATTAATGAGAAGAAGATTAAGGGAGTTTAACTTATATGCGAAAATTAAATAATACTCTTTCAACTGTATTTGGAGCGATTGTAGCGATAGCGAATGCTTGGGTAACTATTGACTGGGATAATTTTATTTGGTCTTTAAATACTTGTATTAAGCTATTCCTATCGGCATTAATTGCTTTGGGTGGGTATATGACAACCATTAATCGTAAGCCTTTGAATAAAAGATAATTGCATTTGCTAAAATAATTAGTAATTTCGACAAAAAAACTATTATGTACAGACCAAGACTATCAGAAACTGAATACAACCAATATCAGTTAAAAAAGCTAACGGATAAAAAAACCTATAAGCTATTTGTATTCTCTGACCCTCACGGTTGGTTAGCTGACCTTAAATGTTTAAGGGTAATCAATAACATTTTACAACACAATAAATTTGATGAAGTCTGTATCAACGGAGATATAGTAGACTTACCTTTTGTTTCTAAACATACGAATAAACTTTTTATGGATGGTATCTTAAAAGGATATAACGAAGTAGAGGAGTTTAGATATACCGAAGAACAAATCCTAAAACCTTTAAGACTTTCAACGGATGCAAAGATTACAATAAGAACTGGAAATCACGATGAACGAGTTACAAAGCCATTTTTATTATCTAAAGGTCAATTAGCAAGGTTAGCTATACTTTATAAACACTTTGAAAGTACAAAGTTTGAAGAGATGTTACACTTGAAAGAGAACGATATGGTTTATGACCCTACGGATGTCTTTAATTACTTTGATATTTTTGATATTACTCACGGTTTAAGTTTAACAAAGAACGCAAGTGAAAAGAATATAATTGAGTATTGGGGAAGTGGTTGTACAGGACACTCACACAGGCTTGGAATGCGCTACATTCGTAATAGGCATAATATTAACGCTTGGTTTGAGGTGGGATGTACCAGGTTAATGGAAGCAGTCGAATATCTACCAACAGGCAAGATAGCAGATTGGTGTCAAGGATTCCTTGAAGTTACTTTTAAGATTGATGGGGATAAGGTTTTATTCTTTGCACAACCACACGCTATAATTGATTATAAATGTGTTTATAACGGTGTTTTATATGGAGAATAAAGAAGAGGAAATATTTGATGTAACTGATGGCGAGATTTTAGAGGAACTTAAATTCTTTGTTTATTTTCTTTTTGAATTAGAGGAAAAAAGTTTACTTTTATTTCCAAGTTACAAAACCTTGACCCAAGCGAGGTTAATTAAAATGATTGAAACACGATTAGACTTTTTAGATTATGATGAAGACAAAGAGGGAGATGTTAGTTGAGAAATTAAAAGAATTATACAACCAAATTGAAATAGTACGAAGAGAATTAATAACCGAAACAAATAAAGAAAAACTAAAAGAGAAACAAAATGAAAACTATCGAAGAAATTAACCATTTAGAGAATTGCGAATGCTCGGAGATTTGCACTAATTGTAATGTTAAGTATCAATTTAAACCTATCGAATTAACTGGTAGTAAAATAGCTGATATAGTTACAAAGCCTAAATACTACAAAGTTGAGATTAAAGGAGTGCCTATTGATGTGATTGATATAGCAAACGCTTACAATCTTTCCTTTATGAAAGGTAATGCTATTAAGTATATCTTAAGAGCAGGTAAGAAGGATTTATTAGTCCAGGACCTAAAGAAAGCTATTGAGTGTTTAAATAGAGAGATTGAGTATGAAGGCGGTAAGTAGGAATATTACTTTATTTTGGTTAAATTTGCGAAAGGAACTTGATGTTAGTTTAAATTATGGCAAAGAAATCAAAAGAAATAAAAGAAGACTTAAATATAGAAGTTATAACCGAAATAGAGCAGGTAAACCCTTTGACTATTTCCGAGTGCTGCAAGACTGAATATATCTCTTCGGGAACAAAAGTATATTGCTCAAAGTGCAAGGCAGACTGCCGTTTAGAAAGACAAAAGAAACTAATTAAATTATGGAGTCCAAAAGCATAATAATCCTATTGGTAGTAATTTTACTATCATCTTCTTGCAAGTCTAAAAAGCTGGTAGAAACTACAAAAGTGGATTCCGTTATTACTGTTGTTCAAAAGGTAGAATTAGCTACGGATTCAAGCGATATTGAAACTACCGAAGAAATAGCTTATGTTTTCGACACATTGGTAAACCATCAGGTTACTCCTTTAGAAGCTATTAGAGGCGATTACAAGTACAAACTCAAGGCAATCCATATAAAGAGGCACATCAAAGAAAGGAAGCGCTTACAGAGCCTTAAAATCGATAAGAAAGAAAACAAGGCTATTAAGGTGGATAAAACCACTATTCAAGAAGAGAAGCCAAAAAATAACACTACTTTATTCTTAATATTGGGTATTGCTATCGCAGTTTACCTAATCCTAAAAAAACTTTAAAAATAATTTCTTTGATTATCAGCGAGTTACGATTTATTTGTGGCTTTTATTAAAATAATGTTTGGATATATAATCTTAATTAAGATATTTGTTAAACCAAATCAAAAGAAATGATAAACTATCCACAAGAACCATCATTTGAGCAAGGCTTAAAAGATGCAATCAACAAGCTAACTAATCAGCTACCAAGTGTACAAAAAGACCCTTACAAGTCAAGACAAGTACACGCAAGAATTCAAGTATTTAAACGAGCCTTACAATTATTAGATGATTTACCAAAAACAACAAGCACTACAAATTAAGTCGCTGGGCATAGGGGAGACTATGCAAGTGGACAAACGAGAAGGCAACCGAATCCGAGCCTTACTATCGTATTACAAAACTTATAACGGCAAGACTTACTCTTGCAAAGAATTAACCAAAAATTGTTTAACCATAACTCGCAAAAAATGAAAAAGTTAAAAAATCCAATTATCGAAGATATTAATGTAGTTGAAATAGACTATCAAAACACCTATTACACCGAATATACAGATGGTTTTATTATTTACCACCATAGATTCAAACAAGCAGACCTACGTTTTTGGGTATTGGAAAATTACGATATTTCAAGAGGTCAAGTAAAGATTGAGTTAGACCCTACAAGTATGGAACAGGCAGAAAATCCTATTTACTTTACACAAGATGTCGAAGAGTTTATTAACGAGAACTACGAGGAATTAATTTTAGCAATCTTAAAACAACCAGTATTAGCTTGTCAATCTACTTTTGCTAATACATTGTATGATATTTGCAGACCACGATAATATGATAGACTTAAATAAAAAATATGCTACAAGAGATGGTTTAAAAGTTAAACTATTAGCAATATTTGAAAATAATATATTTGGAGCTATTGAAACTGATGGCGAATGGTGGGAAGCTAAATGGGATTTAGATGGTAAAAATAATTGTAGTTCTGAATTTAGTTTAGTTGAAGTAATCAAAACTAAAAGCATTTGGATAAATGTTTATGATGAATTAGGTTGCATTAGTATTGGTGGTGCATATTTAACTGAAGCTGAAGCGTTATTACACATTAATAAGTTAGATAAAGATAGATATATTAAAACAGTAGAAATAACAAACAAGAAATGAGCATTATAACTGTACACAAATTTATAGCAAATCCACCGAAGGAAAGTAAGCTGGATAAGTTAAAAAGGCTTTATAGACAAACATTAGAAGATGGTAACTACTGCAAATCAGTCCAGGCTATGTATCTTATAAATAGAGTCAAAGAAGCTGAAATACAAAGAG